CTATAGAGGGTCGATAGAGCGGTCGCAGCGATAGATTAGGGGTAACCCTACCCGACTGGACGGGAACCCTCTAACGGACTGGTAGATCAGCTGCTGAGGCTATTTGGATGCCCGAACCGAATAGTCGGTTATACTCATTGACCAGCTTTACGTCTGGGTCGCCTTCAGCTGCAATAGCGTGGATGCTCAGTATCACGTTTCCAGAAACGTAAGGCATATACGGCATCATTCCAAGACCAACACCTTGTTCTGTTTTTTGCATGACAATCACGGCTGGCTCTTTGAGAGTCTTCATGGTTGGTAAATTATTCACAACTTCGGAAATAAGTTCTTCACCACTAATCAGTTTAAATACTTTAATATTCATCAGTTTCTTCCTTGGCTAGATCTTCTAAGAAATCTGCTGCCTGTTCATGATTTTCAAATTGTTTGATAAAGAATCTATCAAAGTCAAAACAGTGCTGTCCTAACACCAGTATTGACGACGTTTTATAAATTGAAACTTTGATGATCCAGTTACCCCTACGAATAGAGATAAAGGATACCATGTTGTCTGTTACTTTTGCTTTCATACGACTATTTAGGGGAAAATAAATTCCCCTAAAGTCGTACTAAGTTAACACTTATAAGGATCTTCCATTGTCATAATACGCTTTGCTGCCTCATATTTCCCATGTCTTGCGAGACAGGAAGCAGCGTGTGCTTTACCATATGAAAAAAGAATAGATCTTATTTGACAGAAAAGTTTCTTCATTTTGTTACTTCTTTTTCGAGAAGTAACTCAGGTCCACCATTATCAGAAATTTCTACCTTACGTGATTTCTTATGCTCAGGAATAATCCTTTCTAGGAAAATCTTAAGCATACCATTCACCATACTTGCATTGTTAACAACTACCTGATCATCAATCGCGAAGCTGCGAGTGAACGCACGAGTAGCAATCCCTTTGTACAAGAATGCTTGTGTGTCATCTTTAGCCTCACCTTTGACAACCAACTTGTCGTTATCAAGAGTAATCTCAATATCTTGTTTGCCGAAACCAGCAACTGCCAATTCAATGACATACTTGTTGTCGTCAGCTTTGTAGATATTGTATGGTGGATAGTTTGGAATGTTCTTGGTCATCTCATCATGAAGTTGCAACACACGTGACCAGTGATCATCGAAACCAACAAATAGTTTATCGAAGTCTTTCCCGAAGACTTGTGGTAACAATGTCATTTGAACCTCCTTACTTCTTTGCAGAAGTAAACTTAGTGAATTCTGCAGTGATAACATCAGCTGCATCGAATGTTGCTTTGGCAACAGACTTAGCGAAAGATGTCTCTACATCCACTAAAGTTTGAAGCGCATCAGCCATAGTCTTGTCTTGAACATAGTTCTTAACGAAGATGGACTTAGCACCTTGAATGGTATCAATAGTTGTGTTTGCGATATGTAACATTGAGTTCTCCTTAAGTTAAGCGAGTAAATTGAAATTCGCCACCCCATCGGGCATGGCAGTTTTAGTCGGCTTTTAACGTAGTTACCGACTAACTACGTTCCCATCCCTGGGACAATTCTATTTAGGCAGCTTCTGCTTTCTCTGCTTCCGTTTTTTGCATTTCTGCAACTTGAGCATCGCCTTGCTGTTTGATTTTACCAATCAGTGCAACGACCTCTTCAAACGGATGCTTACCCAATACGCGAAGAATAGTATTAACTTCCTCTACTTTCAATTCAAGATTGATCATTTCGTTTCTTTCCTATGTTATATTTAGGTACAAGTTCCCACTGTTCCTTCTCCTTAAAGGAGACCACTTTAATCTGCGACAGAGATGCTTTTTGCTCTGCTCTTGAAGGATTGATAATCTTTAACAATTCCCAATCTTGCAAAAGCGAAGCGATAGCATTCCTGCGCTCGATATCACCGCTAGTGATATTCGATTCTTTTCCGTCCAATGCAAATAGTTCTTTGAAATGGACAATGAAATACCTTCCCTGCTTATGTAGAATATGGCAGGACTGGTAAAGTTTGTTTTCTTTTCTGGAGGCAATCCCGATACGGGTCAGAGTCTCACGCACTTTGAGGAAGTTGTCTGGTTCGATCAAGTTCACTTCAAGCATTGATTCTGGCGTCCAGTCATAATAAATCATCTCGACTGTCATTATTTTCCACCTTTTTGTAATTTTTCTTCGATAGTATTTAACTGCTCATCAGAGAGCATTCGGACAGCTTCCCTTGCCTTCTGGCTGGAGTAACCGAAATACTCTTTGGCCAAGAGAATCGCTTTCGTGTCTTTGTCCTTTTTTTGCCCAAGGACTAAACCTCTTCTTCTTGGATATACTATTTAGTAAAAACAAAAATTGCCAATCCCGTGGGGCATCAAACCTACTGTTCATCTGATTGGCTTGAAAAATCGTGTCGTGGTAAAATGATAACCCTTTATTGACCATAAAAGGGCTGTAATCTTTGGTGGCTTGTGGGTCTTTAAATAAGTTCTCTTTAGTCTCCGATATAGCCTTTATGAAGTCAAAGGGATTCATCTAAACCGACCTCTCTGATATTCTCCTGTTTTGCAGCCAGTCGTTTGTTTGGGAACATCTTTTTCAA